CGATATTGACGCCGCGCTCGATAAGTTGGTTGACCCGCTCGCCGGTAAGCTTTCCCTCTGCCTGGATCTGCCCGAATATGGTCGCGAGTTCCGAAAGGTCTTTGCCAGTGCCTGCAGAAACTTCGCCAAGCTGTCGCAGCTGTTCAATGGATTGCGTTGTGGAAGAACCGAAGGCAAGGAGGATGCGATTGGCGTCTGCCACTTCAGCAAGTGCAAAAGGAGACTTTGAGGCAAACTCTGTCAGCCGCTCCATTTGTTTCGCAGCGCCTTCAGCCGATCCGGTGAAGGTAATGAACTGAGTGGTCAGGTCCTCCATTTCCCGCGTGGCATTGAGGACAAAATCAAAGGTCCCCTTTAAAGCGGCCAGACCGCCCAGAGCAGCGCCCACTTTGAGGAAGGAAGAGCCGAGGCCCTCCACTTCCTTTTGAGCTTCCTTTGCCTGTTTGGAAAGATTTCCAAGCGGGTCATCGGGAACTGTTTTTATGCCTACGGTTATATTGGCATCTGCCACGGTTCACCTCTTTTTAGACTGGTATTCATCAAGCCGCGCCGAAAGGTATGTCACCAGCGAGAACTGCCGCGCCGTGAAGTCTTGAACCGTAAGGCCGGAAAGCCCGAGCCGCTGCGACCCTCGCACAAGCTCGAGAATTTCCACGGCGAGCCTCACGTCCTCCTGGCATTCCTCGATTCCGTCCAGGTATGGCATACCAGAGACTATGTTGATGGCCGCCAGCCTTAAGGCTTTTTTGCCGATTCACCGAGCTTTGCACCAGCAAGGTCCCAGGCTATTTCGATGAAGACATCGACGTTGCTGCGGTCGTTCAGCAGCTCATCTATTGAGTCTACCTCTCCTTCGACCGAGACGATAAACGCCCGCCCAGCTTCAATAGCCTTCAGAGTTCTTAGGTAAATATCAGACTGGCACTCTTCCGAGTACCAGCCCGAGGCCGAGAAAAACTGCAGCTGCTCAATGACATTCGGAACCCGGTACTTGATAGTGCCGCCGTTTTTCAGTTTTGTTTCTTTGATCTGACTCATGCTCGTCCAGTGTTAGAGAAAATTGATGTAAACGTCTTCGAGGTCATCGCCCACGAAAGCCGTGGCTTCAAACTGCTCTACGACATAGCCGTCCTGGTCCGCAATCGTATTGCTTGTGATCGAACAGGTCGGGCAAAATACCGAAACCACTGTACCGGGAACCCAATTCCCAGCAGTTCTGCGACCGTGAACAAAGGAAAGCTGGGTTTCCACGTTATTGATGAGGTTATAAAACCGTTGAACGTCGTGCTTTTTGAATTTCAGAGTTCCTGAAATAGTGACTTCACGCGAAAGAATAATAGACTCATCAATCCCAGTCTCTGCGCACCAGTTGGGAACGTCCGTCTTAGGCGTCGCAATCGAAACGGTAAGCGCTTGCCCGCCTACGCATAAATAATCGGAGAAAGTTCCTAGCTCCAGCATATTGTCGCGAACAACTTGCGGCGGCTGGCTGTCAAAATCAGGTGTCACGGATGGGTAATAGGTTTGCTCCGTGTCGGAGGTATATGTAAGGTCTCCGGTATCGTCGGAACTTGCAAAGCCCAAGGCTGTCTTTGCCGAGTTAGCCGTATGCGTTCCCGTTGCCCAAAGAAGACTGAGCACAGTTCCATCGGATTCGATCGTAAACTTTCCAGTGGTGTTCGACCAAGTACATGTGATCACGTCCCCACCGGAAGAACCTGATGCCGCTGTCATTTTACTTGTTATTTCATTCGCAAGATCAATTGGCGTGGCGTAAAACTTGAGGTCCAGCTGGCACGAGACAGTCCCAACAGAGTCGGTGAAGTCGATCCACTTATTGAGCGCACTGATTTCGATCGGATTAATAAAGTATTGAATCCCGCCGATCTCGAAAGTCACTGCTGCCAATTCGTTGGCATTGAATTCAATATTCATGGCCGTGGTGCGACAGCCTGATATCATTTGATGAACAGCCGAAGTTGATGCGGCTGATTGAAACATATGGCTTGTGTATGTTGGCTGTGAAGTGCTCGGAGAATACGTGACTGATTTCCCAAGTCCAATTCCCAAAGCAGGAGCAACCCCTAAATTGAAGGAAAGAGGAAGGTTTGTCGAGGTAATGCCATTCCAGACGTTTCGAACAGCGTATTTATTTGTTGCGTCCTTGATCAAAACGGCTTGTCCCTTTTTGAAGTTCGTTTCCACGCCCGCTGTGACCTTCAGATTCGCGCGAGTTGTCGAGTCCCCAGCTGTGCTTCCAGCTACGGTGCTATATTCAAGAGCATTCTCGACAACCGCGCCCAAGCATGACTCAATTAGGATGGAATAATCAGGCGCAACGCCATCTTCTCCACTCGGCTTAAGGTACTTGGGTATCGAAGCAGTCGGTGCTTGTGAGGTCACAAATGATTTGGATGCACCGATAGAATTCCTAAGTTCGTCTGATGTGACAGTATTGACAGCACCGGAAAAGCTTGCTCCTTCCCGCACAACGGTAAAGTCATAAGCGAATGGGTTTTCAGGAGTGCCCTCAGTAACTTCTGGAACAAAACAAAATACGCTTGAACGTGTTGCAAAAGCCATGGTCAAATCTCCTCAATGTAGTCAACCGAAGCGGTTATGACGCAGATTATGAACTGTTTCCTGTCGTCGATCAGGTACTCGAGCCCGTTATCGACCGCAAAAAATGAGTTTATGTTTTCCCCTGTCAGGGTCGGATCCTTTTCGAGTGCGGCCAGAACTAAAAATTCATCGTCCATGAGACTGTTTTCCAGTCCCTCGCGATAGTCCGCATCAAGGTTTGGCGTATAGACGTTTGTCAGAATGATCTGAAACTGGCGGCGAATACGGATATAGCCCGGGCACCATTCATCGCTTGCCCGTTCGGCTGGGCCAAAGCCGATGGAGTAGCCTTTGACCATGAGCGTCGATGCGTTATCGAGCGTTTCATAGCTGTCCGATAACTTCACGTATCCCGGCAGGACGTTCTGGATAAGGGTATTAAGCGAACGCCTGATATCTGTTACCTTACTCACCGGCTTGCCCTTCCCGTTGTGACGAGGGCTTTCTCGGCCCGATCCAGTCTCGCGTTGGCGTTTACATCCGTTCGAAACTTATCCTGCGTCATCGACCGCTGAAAGTTCTCCGCTGCAAGCTTGATTTCCTCAGCGTAGTTCCGTGCGCCCAAGCCTGAATAGATAATATGGGCTGTCTTATGCACTGACGGGCTTCGCAGCGTTGCGATATCGAGGATCTGATTATCGGAGAGTATGATGTTTCGCTGCCGCATTTCCTTCGCGAGATAGAGCGCAGCCAATAGGTGCTGGTCCTCCCAGTCGGTCTTCCCTTGGGCCCAGCCAGCAAGGATTTGCTGATTTTGAAGGATCGGATATTCCATGTAGAGGTCGTAGTCCGACGAAAAACGCTGGCCGATGTATGAGAGCGTGAAGGTGGTCACGGTAGCGAACGAAATACGGAGCCAATAGGCGTCGTATACCGTTGGGCCGTTCGTAAGGGCATCAATATCCCGCTTGGAATCTGTGACAAGTCCCCAGTTCTTATCAAAATTCGGTGTCCATTGCAGAACGCCGCTATTTCTCATGCCGCCCGTATAGTCGAGCTGATCGACGACAAGGCTCCACTCATTTGGAGCATTCAAAAGCTCAACACGAGGCGATCGAGCAGCTGCAGAACCAGGAAAAAAACGAAAAAACTTATGATTGAATGGCAGAAAAGTTGAAATATAAAGATAGTCACCCGCATCAAACGTGAGCGAAACATTTTTTCCATTCTTCCAATCATTCAGTGCAACCGTATGATCCGTCCAGCTTGCGCCGGATGCATCGTAAAAGAATATCCGCTGATCCAGGTTCGATTGCATAATTTAATCCGTCCTAGTTTTGGTATATCTTTCCCGCCACCACGGCACTGGCAGCCTGCAGAGTGGAAAGATTGTCAGCGACGTTGATCCTAAAATAATCTCCACGCGATCCATCCAAAACCATAGGTGGATCGCATTCGATGATCCCCTGCATGATATTGGATGATCCTATAAGTCCTTCCGTATAGGTGGCGTTTACATACGTAAATAGATCAAAGTTATTTTTATAGACGTTTCCCGTTCGCAGAATGCCGTTAATAAATGTCTGCGCCGTTATTCCATTCGTTAATGCCGGTAAATTCATAAACCTTGTGAGAAGCTCATTGGCTTTTGTTGTGGATGAAATCACAAATCGGATTTTCTCTACTGCCATAATCTCATTGGAAAGTGGAGCATACGAAAAAGGAACTGTTGCAACAGAACCGTTGACGTTGAAGTTTGGACTGTTTGCGGCGTTTTTTAGGGTTTCGACCGCTGGATATCCTCTACTCATGGCACCTCGCTAATAACAGCTGTCGCGGTCTGGTATTTTATTCCTGAAAGATTATCCCGGACCCTTATCCTGAGTTCCTTTCCAGGTTCAATAAGAAGAGGCGCTTCAAGAACAAGAGTGGCCGACATGGTGTCCTCGGTAGCGTTTCCTTTAAGGGAAAGATTAAGGCTTCCGACACTCGTCGCATGCGTAAATTCAACCCAACGTTTTATATTTATCAGCTCCGTTTCAATAGCACCCACGGTCGAGTAGAAGTAAATGCCGTTCGTTAGTCCGCCTGAAATATTCCCGTAGTCCGTGATGCTCTGCACGTTTACGGCAGTCGAAGTTACGGTGAATACCTTTATGAGAGTTCGCACGGTCGGAATTATTTTAAACTCAACTGGAGTTACTGACCCGTCTATATTCTGATTTCTGTTACCGCCGCCCGTTTCGAAATACTTTATTTTGTAGTTAAATAGTTCCTTTGGGATCACCGAATAGTTAACTGGCGACGTAGCTACTGTACTTGCAATGCCAGGAATAGGCCCGGACTGCGAGACTCTCACGGTCGATGAAACATTTGTTCCACCCGGAAGGTACTTCCCACGCTCAAGGTCTGTCAGTCCGTAACCTGCCATTGGGTTTACTCCGCAATGATGCTCGCATCACCAGTCGATGGGAGAGCCTTTTTATCCTTCGCCGGTTTTTCCTTTGCAGTCACCTGGAGGACCGCATAGGGAAATCCGTTCGGCTTGAGCCCGATCTGCAGAACCCGTGCAGGCACGCGGACCTGGGTTATCATGCGCTCTTTCAGGTTATCGAATGAACGTCCGTCGATAAAAACGAGGTTTGAAAATCCGTTGATATCCTCGATTGGATCCATTTGTGAGGCCCTTTGGAAAAAGGGGACGGTCACGGTTAAATGTGAACGCCCCCCGGAGTTCTGAGATGAGATAAAAAAGTATCGCGTTGCTGGCCCGGATCAGGCGCCAGTTTGAACCTTGATATGCCGCGCACCGCCTTGGATACCTATTTTCGCACCGATAACCCAGTCGACGGACATGACATAAGCGAATTCATACTGGCTATGCTTATCGGAAATTTTGAAACGAGGCTCATACTGGCTGACCATGTAAAGATAGTCAGGATGGAAGAAAAGGCCGCCAGAGGTTGCGCCCGCGGTCTGGGTGTTATCCTCGAAGATGTTGAACCCGTAGCGCTTGAGGCCGATCTGCCCGCTGATCACAGGAGTATCGCCACCGACAAAGTCTGCGCTTGTGAACGTCGTATCGACAAGCAAGTCAGAATAATACTGTGGAGCGAGCAGACCATACCAGGGCTTGTTATATCCCCATTTCAGCGTTGCAGCTGTCTCACGCGCACTCGCCACGGTCGCCGCTGTCATCGTCGCAACCGAAGGGATCGTGGTCGTAGG